AAATGGTTGAATCTGATAGTTCATTTTCAATTAATGCAGAAACAGTTGCTCTTCCTTCAGGATTTTTACAAGTTAGAGATTTGTTTATTTTAAGTGGCGGAACTAAATATGCTTTGACATATATGACACCACCACAAATGGATCAGATTAAAGGTTCTTCTACAAGTGGTATGCCAGTAGCTTATACTATTATAGGAGATAATTTTAGATTTGCTCCAACACCTGATACAACATACACAGGAACATTAAATTATTTCAAATCATTTGATCCTTTATCAGATTCAAATACAACAAATTACATTTTAACTAATCATCCTGCTATATATTTATATGGTTCACTATATCATGCTGCTAATTTTTTAGGTGGTGTTGAACCTGCAAGATTACAACAATGGCAAGGTATGTACACAACAGCTCTTGAGAGATTAGAAAGAAACGATAGAGAAGATCAATTTAGTGGTTCTCCATTACAAATTAGATCAGATGTAACTGTAGCTAGTTCTTTTCAAGATACAACTAAAGTAACAAATAATAATACATAGGAAAAAAATGCAATTACCTTTTGGCGAATGGCTACCGGATCAACCTGAATATTTAAATCCTGGTGCTACTACAGCAAACAATGTTTATTATGCACAAAATTCTTATAAAAGATTTCCTTCATTAGTAAATTATTCTACAAACAATATTGCTGCAGATAGCAGAGGTGCTGGTTCATTTAGAGATAATTCAGGTAATGTATTTAACTTTGTTGCTAAGAACACAGACATCTATCAATTAGATGGAGGAACATTTACATCAAGAAAAGGATCGTTAACAGGTGGTAATACAGATTATTTTACATTTACACAGTTTGGTAATTACATCATAGCAAGTAATGGCGTTGATGCACCTCAATATTATTTAATGGGAACATCAACTAATTTTGCTCCTTTATCAGGTATAGCAACTTCTGGAACTGTGCCTACATTTAGAGTTTCAGGTGTAGTTAGAGATTTTTTAATAACAGGTAATCAACCTACAAATCAAAATAGAATACAATGGTCAGGTATTAATGATATTGCTACTTGGCAATCAGGAACAAAACAAGCTGATCAACAAGACTTACCAGGTTCAGGTGGAGAAATAGTTCATATTACATCAGGTGAGATTGGTTATGTATTTAGACAAAATCAAATTGTTAGAATGGATTATGTAGGTGGTGCAACAATATTTAGATTATCGGTTATATCTCCTAATAGAGGTGCAGTTTATGGAAGAACAGTTTGTCAAGATAACAGAAGAGTATTCTTTTATGCTGATGATGGTTTCTTTGAAATTAATGGTGATAATGTTGTTGCTATTGGTGCAGAAAAAATAAACAGATTTTTTGATGTAGATTTAAACAAAGCATTTTCTGATAGAATATGTGCTGCAGTAGATCCATTTAATCAATTAGCTTTATGGTTATATCCTTCAGCTTCTAACACAGCGAATACAACAGGTATTTGTGATAAAATATTAATCTATAATTATGCTACACAAAAATGGTCAACAGCAGATGCAAATGCTAGTACGATATTTTCACAGTTTGTAGGAGCTTATACTGTGGAACTTATGGATATTATTTCAGAAAACCTAGATCAAATTAATATTGCCTTAGATACTGACTTTTGGTCAGGAGGACAATTACTTCTTGGAGCTATAGACAGCAATTTTAAAGCAGCGATATTTTCAGGAACAGAAAATCAAGGAACTATAGAAACTAGAGAATTAGAGTTGTTTCCAGGACATAGAAGTAGTATAACCAACGTAAGACCCATAGTTGACGCTACAGCTACTGTAACTATTAAAAGCAAAGAAAGATTATCTGATGATGCTACAGTTTCTACTTCCTCAAGCATGGTAGCAAGTGGTGATAATCCAGTTAGACAATCTGGAAGGTATTTTAGAATACAAGTTATCACACCAAGCGGAACACCTTGGACTCATGCACAAGGAGTAGATTTAAAAGCATCAAGAATAGGTTTAAGATGACGGACAAAACTGATATAGATAATGTTAGATATAGTTTTGAAACTCAAGAGTTTTTTCAAAGACAAATTGAAGAAGCAATAAACACATTAATTAATGAAAAAAATAAAGAAAACAATAAAGCATTTACATGGTTTTTGGGAAATTAAATGACAACTAATATTAAAGATTATTCAACAACACAATCTAGCAATACATCATTAAATGGTATTTCAGTTGCAGAGGGAATGTTACCTTCTAATTTAAATAATGCCATTAGAGCATTAATGAAAAATACAAGAGATTGGTTTAATGATGCTCAATGGGTAGAATATGGAGATGGTTCAGGTGCATACACAGCAGCATACGCAAGTGCAACATCATTTACGATTGCAGGTGCTGATGTAACTTCAGTTTATCATGCAGGGAGAAGAATTAGATTGATAGCAACAACTCCAGGTACAATTTTCGGTACAATATCTAGTTCTTCATTTTCTACAAATACAACAGTTAATATAACTTGGGATAGTGGTTCATTATCCAATGAAACTATTGATAATGTCTATATTGGTATTTTATCAAAAACTAATAATTCTATTCCTGAAGGTATAATTGAAACAGCTACATTAGCCGATGGTTCGGTTACTACAGCTAAGATTGCTAATGATGCAATTAATAATGATAAGATTGCAGACAATGCAGTTCAAGCATCTCAATTAAATGCAAATGCAGTAACAGAAGCTAAAATAAATGCTAATGCTGTTACAACAACAAAGATAGCAGATGACGCTATAACAACTGCAAAGATTACAGACGCTAATGTTTCTACTGCTAAATTAGCTGACAACGCAGTTACTACTGCAAAAATAACTAATTCAAATGTTACTGCTGATAAGTTAGCTAGTAACGCTGTTACTACTGCTAAGATTACAGATGCAAATGTAACAACTGCTAAGATAGCAGATGCTAATGTTACAACTGCAAAAATATTAGATTCAAATGTTACAACAGCTAAAATTGCTGATGATGCAGTTACTGCTGCTAAAATAGCAGATGCAGTTTTAGTTACAGCTTCTGAACAATCAGGATCTACACCTGATGATGTTACAGTATTTACAACTTCAGCAGCTAATAATAGATTTTTTAATGTAGATAGTTCTGAAACAATTAGTTCAGGACAAACATGGTCAGATAGTGATTCGTTTATTGCAACAACAGCAGCTATATCAGCTAGAGTTATAGATTTAGTAGATGATGTAGGTGGCTTTGTTCCGATAGCAAATGAAACAAGTTTTCCAAATGTAAATCCTGATGTTAATAATGGCGTAGGAACTATTGTTAGTGTTGAAGCACTTGCAAATTCTTATACTGCAAGTGGATCAGGTGTTGTAACTATACCTAATGGTACAGTTGGTAATTCAACAGTTACATTAAATGGAGTTGCTAATGGTTCTTCTTTACCTGCTGGTTATGGTATTTTAGTTGAATCAACAACAACTCAACACACATACAATTTTCATAGGTTAGTTCCTAAAGCAACTGAAGTAACAACAGTAGCTGGAATATCAACTGCAATTTCAAATGTTAATTCAAACTCATCAAATATAAATACAGTTGCAGGAGATTCTACAGATATTGCTACAGTAGCTGGTATATCTTCTAATGTATCTACAGTAGCTGGTATTAGTTCTAATGTAACAACTGTTGCTAGTAATAATACAAACATTAACACAGTAGCTTCTAATAATTCAAATATTACAAATGTTGGTGGTTCTATTGCTAATGTAAATACAGTAGCTGGTTCAATCTCTAATGTTAATACAACAGCAGCAAACATAACTGGTGTTAATAGTTTTGGCGAAAGATACAGAGTTGCAAGCTCAGCTCCATCTTCTTCACTAGATGTTGGAGATTTATATTTTGACACAACTGCAAATGAATTAAAAGTTTATAAATCAAGTGGTTGGGCAGCAGCAGGTTCTACAGTAAACGGAACTTCAGCTAGATTTAAATACACAGCTTCAGGAAGTCAAACTACATTTACAGGTACAGATGATAATGGAAATACTTTAGCTTATGATGCAGGATTTATTGATATTTATAAAAATGGAGCTAAGTTAGTAAACGGAACAGATGTAACTGTAACATCAGGCACATCAGTTGTTTTAGCAACAGGTGCAGTTGCTGGTGATATTATTGATATTGTAGCTTATGGAACATTTGATGTAGCAGCAATCGCAGCTTCTAATATTACTTCAGGAACTTTAAATGATGCAAGACTACCTACAACAATGGCAGGTAAAACACTTACTACTGCTACTGTTGAAGCAAACAGTTTAACTGCTAGAGGAGACGGTTCTTCAGCAGATGGAAAAATTACTTTAAACTGTAGTCAAAATTCTCATGGAGTTAAAATACAATCTCCAGCTCACTCTGCTGGTCAATCATATACTTTAATTTTACCAACTTCTGTTGGATCAGCAAATCAAGTTTTAGCTAGTAATGGTTCAAGCACAAATCAATTATCTTGGATAGATGCAGCAGAAACAAAACCAACTGTAGCTAATGTTGCACAAACGATTGCACCTGATACAGCTACAACAATAAGTATTACAGGAACAAACTTTGTATCAATACCTCAAGTAGAGTTTATTAAAACAGATGGTTCAGTAGTAGTTGCTAATACTATTTCATTTACTAATGCTACAACACTTTCAGTTAATGTAACTTTAGCATTAGGTAATTATTATGTAAGAGTAGAAAACCCTGATGGTAACGCAGGGAGAAGTACAAATAATATTATTACTTCATCTACTGCTCCTACATTTAGCACAGCAGCAGGTTCTCTTGGCACAATAGCTGGTAATTTTTCAGGTACAGTTGCAACGATTGCAGGTTCATCTGATACAACAATAGCTTTTTCTGAAACAACTTCAGTATTAACTAACGCATCTCAAGCAAATTGTACTTTAAATTCAACAACAGGTGTGATAACAACAAGTGATTTCGGTGGTTCAAGTACAACACCAACAACTTATAATTTTACTATCAGAATTACTGACCAAGAAAATCAGACAGCAGATAGAAACTTTAGTTTAACAAGCTCATTTGGAGCAACAGGTGGAGGACAATTTAACTAATGGCTAATACATATTTAACAAAAACATTTAGTGGTGCAGGAAATATGGATAAATGGACTTTTTCTGCTTGGGTAAAAAAATCTGATGTTGGTGCATACGGAACTTTATTTCATGCAAAAACAACAGGTAATACTAATTTTGAAAGTTTATGTATAACAACTGCTGGTAATTTTGATTGGGAACACTACGAATATACATCAAGTTCTTATAAAGCTAGATTAAAAACAAATAGATTACTTAGAGACCCTTCAGCTTTTTATCACATTATGTGTGTTTGGGATAGTGCTAACGCAACTGCTGGAGATAGAATGAGATTATATGTTAATGGAGTAGAAGAAACAAGTTTTGCAACAGACACAAATCCAACACAAAACCAAGATTCTATAATTAACGGAGCAAATGCTCATAATATTGGTGGCTCAGGAACTTCATTATATCTTAGTGGAATTTTAAGCCATGTACATTTTTCAGATGGTTATGCTTTAGCACCAACAGTATTTGGTGAAACAGATGCGACAACTGGAGAATGGAAAATCCTAACTTCTCCTAGTTTTACATTAGGTACAAATGGTTTTACAATTTTAAAAGACGGAAATACAATTACAGACCAATCATCTAACTCTAATGACTTTTCATTAGGTGGTGGTACACTAACTAATACTGAAGATTGTCCCAGCAATGTTTTTGCTACTTGGAATCCTTTAGACAATTATTATCCAGCTATGACTTTAAGTTATGGAAATACAAGAGCATTAACAGTTACAAATAAATATACATATACTCCAACAACTTTAGGAATGACATCAGGTAAATATTACGCAGAAATTAAATGTGTAGCTAAAAGTAGTTCTCAAATTGAAATGATAACTGGAATTACATCAACAAGTAGTGCATCAACAACAGATGAATTAGGTCATTTTGCAAATGATTATGGTTATTATTCTAATACAGGAGAGTATAGAAATAATAATACTCTTAGTAGTTATGGTAATAGTTGGACACAAGATGATATAATTGGAATTGCAGTAGATTTAGATAATAATAAATTATATTTTAGTAAAAATGGAACTTGGCAAAATAGTGGCGACCCAACATCAGGTGCAACAGGAACAGGTGCAATTTCTATTACAGACCCAACTTCAACTCCAAAAGGAGCATACTTTTTTGCTGTTACTAATTGGAGTGCTTCGTCTAATGCTACTTTTGACGCAAACTTCGGCAACGGCTACTTTGGCTCAACAGCAATATCTTCTGAAGGAACTAACGCATCAGGTATCGGTAAATTTGAGTATGATGTACCAGCAGGTTACACAGCTCTATCAACTAAAGGATTAAACCAATAATGGCATACACAACAATAAATAAAAGTACAGATTATTTTAATACTAAACTTTATACAGGTACAGGTGCAGAAAATGCTGTAACAGGTGTAGGATTTCAACCTGATTGGGTTTGGATAAAAAATGCTTCATCAGGTTCAAATTATGACCATACTTTATATGATGCTGTAAGAGGTGCAACTAAACAACTTTATTCAAATCACACTAATGGTCAATACACAGAAGCACAGGGTTTAAAATCTTTTGATAGCGATGGATTTACAAATGGAACAGATGCAAAAGGTAATAGTAATGGTAGCACTTTAGTTTCTTGGAACTGGAAAGCAAATGGTCAAGGTTCATCAAACACAGACGGAAGTATAACATCAACAGTTTCAGCTAACACAACATCAGGTTTTAGTATTGTGTCTTTTAATGGACAAACAGGAACAGTTGGTCATGGTTTAGGAGTTAAACCATCAATGATTATATTAAAATGTATAGCAGTATCAAATAATTGGGTTATTCAACATAAGGGTTTAACTGGTGGCATGGATGAAAACGCATTAATTTTTACAACTTCTGCTGAAATAGGTGCAGTAACTGCTGAACCAACAACTTCTGTTTTTACAGTAAATAATCAAATCGCAGAAAATAATGATAATATAGCTTACTGCTTCGCAGAGAAAACTGGGTTCAGTAAATTTGGTTCTTATGTTGGTAACGGAAATGCTGATGGTGCATTTGTTTATACAGGATTTAAACCAGCTTTTATAATGTTAAAAAAAACAAGTGGAACAGGTGATTGGTTTATAAATGATGTAAAAAGAAATACTTTTAATGTTGTTAATTCACAACTCTATCCAAATTTAAATGCCGCAGAAGAAGACACAAATGCAACTCAACTTGATATTTTGAGTAATGGTTTTAAATTAAGGGGTACAAGTTCAAATGCTTTGAATAGTGGAAATGATACATATATCTTCATGGCTTTTGCAGAAGCACCATTAGTAGGAAGTAACAACGTACCAGCAACAGCAAGGTAATTAATTATGACAAAAGCAAATGATTTAGGTAGTTTAGTTTCAGGAGCAGATTCCTTAATTGATAATAACAAACTGCAAAACAGTAGTATTTCAATTAATGGTTCAGCAGTATCTTTAGGTGGTAGTGTTACAGTTGGAGAAACTAAACCAACTATTAGTTCTATATCTCCTACAGTAATTGAGAACACACAAACATCAATTACTATTACTGGTACAAATTTTGTTAATGGTATTAATGTAGAAGCTATTGCAACTAATGGTTCAATCATACAAGCTGATACAGTTACATTTAATAGTGCAACAAGTGTTAGTGCTGCATTTACAATTTCAACAGATGCTACTTATTTTCTTAGATTAGAAAATCCTGATGGTAATGCTGTTAGAAGTTCAACAGCTTTATTAACAGTTTCAGATGCTCCAGCATGGACAACTGCAGCTGGTTCACTTGGAAGTAATGCAGCAGGTAGTGCAGTTTCTTATACAGTAGCTGCAACAGGAGCAACAAGTTTTGCAGTACAATCAGGTTCATTACCTGGTGGTGTATCTTTAAATACTTCTACAGGTGTAATAAGTGGTACAGAATCAGGAGCAACTGCTGAGACTACTTATAACTTTACACTTAGAGCAACAGATGTTGAAGGTCAAACTGCAGATAGAGCCTTTTCAATTACTGTAAGTGTTGGTATAAACAACTCAGGACAATTTAATTAGGATAATATTATGGCATCAACTTACTTAACTAGGACACCATCATCAACAGGAAATCAAAGAACATTTACTTTTAGTTTTTGGGTTAAAAGAGGTGGTTTAAGTTCACAACAACATATTTATTGTCAATCTTATGGAAGTGAAGATTATCAATTTAGAATGGAATTTACCTCAAGTGATGAATTTAGATTATATAATTCTAAAGGTGCATCAGATGCTATAAATTTAAAAACTAATAGAAAATTTAGAGATACGTCATCTTGGTACGCAATTACTATTGCAATAGATACTACACAAGGTACAGAAGCAAATAGAGCAAAAATTTATGTAAACGGAGTTCAAGAAACAAGTTTTGCTACAGCTACATATCCAACTCAAAATCTTGAGATGGATGCAAATGCAGGAGTAGCACAGCTTATAGGAGTACAATATAAAGGTAATTATGATAGATATTTTGATGGTTCTTTATCACATTTTCATTTTATAGAAGCAACTCAATATCAAGCATCAGACTTTGGCGAAACAGATTCTACTTCAGGCATTTGGAAACCAAAAACTGCACCATCAGTAACTTATGGAACTAATGGCTACTTTTTAAAAATGGAAAATAGTGGTGCTATGGGTACAGACAGTTCAGGTAACTCAAACACATTTACAGTATCAGGAAATTTAACTCAAAATGTAGATACACCTAGTAATAACTTTGCAACATTAAATTCATTAATTAATAATAATAATGGAACATTTAGTAATGGAAATTTAACATTAGCTACTACTACATCAAGTAGAGATAATGCACCAGCAACAATAGGTGTATCACAAGGTAAATGGTACGCAGAAGCAAAAGTTATTGCACAATCAGCTAATAGATTTGTTTGGGGTATTTCTCCTGACCCATCTGAATTGGCAAGAGCAGATACCTTTGCTGGAAATCAAACTGATAGTGTTGCTTATTTAAGTGATGGAGATGTTCATAAAAGTGATTCAGTTCAATATTCAGGTTCAACTTATACTGCTGGAGATATTGTAGGAATAGCTTTAGATTTAGATAACAATAAAGTTTATTTTCATAAAAATGGCACATATCAAAATAGTGGAGTACCAACATCAGGTTCAACAGGCACAGGTGCAGTAAGTATTACAAGTGCGTCAAGTGTAGCAACAGGTTATTATTTTATAACTATGGGAGATACAAGTGGTGCTCATAATGTTACAGGTTCAGTAAACTTCGGACAAGGATATTTCGGAACAACTGCTGTGGCTTCAGCTAACGCAGATGGTAATGGAATTGGTAAAATGGAATACGCAGTACCATCAGGATATTACACATTAAATACTAAAAACATAAAGGAGTTTGGATAATGGCTTATATATCATTTCAACCACAAGATTATTTTAATACTAAACTTTATACAGGTAATGGTTCAACACAATCTATAACAGGAGTAGGTTTTCAACCTGATTGGGTATGGACAAAAGAAAGAAGTGGTGTTTGCGACCATCATATTTTTGATGTTTTAAGAGGTGCAACTTATAAAATAAATTCAGCTTCAACTGAAACAAGTAGTGCAGATGCTAATACACTTACATCATTCGATAGTGATGGATTTAGTGTTGGCACAAATCCTTGTCAAAATAATAATACAGATACATACGTTTCTTGGAATTGGAAAGCTAATGGTACAGGTTCATCAAACACAGACGGAACAATAAACACAACATACACATCAGCTAATACAACATCAGGTTTTTCAATATCTACTTACACAGGCACAGGTAGTGCAGGAACAATTGGTCATGGATTAGGTGTTGCACCAGCTATGATTATAGTTAAAAGATTAACTGGTAGTG